TATCTAAAGACTTTGAGAACTACGCCTAATCAAGGTGGGTTACAGGTAGCGTTTATTAATTTATCCGCTCTTCCTTAGGTTATCCCTTCAAAACCTTAAAATATTCTTAGTGAGACACCTTTCGAGGTGCACGGCTCACCATGGGTAGTTTTTTTCTTTTCACCAAGCTGAACGTTGCGACTAGTAAGTTTCCTTCGATATACTCGATTGTAAAGTGCACGGTGAGTGCATTCATGCTTTCTTTCGTTTCAATTTCGAACTCTCTCAATGGAGATTCAGGATCATTGAGCGTATACCTGACGAAAAAAGGTTTACGGGTAATTGTTCCCCAATCGGGAACTGAGAAAGAATTCCGCAGAAATAAGTTCAATAAGTCGAAGAATTCCAAGAAGTTCGATCATGAGAAGTACAAATCTCAGAAATCGAATAAAACTTGGGATCCTGACTATAGACGAACAATGATGCGGAAGAATTTTGAGAAAGACAATCAGAAGAAACCATATCATGGTTTCGCTCCTCACGCTGGTTTAGAGAGTTTATCTATTGAATTTCTCAAGGAGCAAGCTTCTTTCATGGGAGCACATGTGCCTGCTGATATTTGGTCAAAACTGGAGAGTGTAGTGTTTACCACTGCTGCTCTTGCAGAATGTAGATCATCTACGCAGGCAATGTCGATCATTCTTCTTTACTTAAAGACACATTACAATGAGTCTTTAGTAGAGAAGGCTGCTGCTGTGTTTCAGGATTTATTTGACGAACCTTCTGGCAATGTTGACCCTCACTCTGGTATCGAACAACCAGAGTGGTTGACTGTTTTACGAGAAGGTATGTTAAATTGGCGTTTAGTTACGTCTAATCCTGTGTTCAAGAAGATCTCATATTTGATTAGCATTTTAATCACTTTAGGACTTTGTGATGCTGCTTCTTTTGAGTGGAAGATTGGAAATGTGAAAGCATTTTCCATTCCCGCTCTTGAAAAGCATTATGGAGCCCTTGATTTGGTTGATGCTGCTATTGAGACCGTAGTTTATTTCGTTGAAGGAGGTTATGCCTGTTTTGTTTCAGGTTCTTTTGTACCTCTTTTGTACTCTGACCATCAAGCTCGTGAATTTGATGAAGAATACAGTTTTCTCTCTTCCAATTTGGAACATGTGAAGACTGGAAATCTCAGAAAGTTTGCGAAACTTGATGATCATGAGTTTGATCGTCGTTTGAACGAATGTATCAAATTAGCTCGTGATTTGTCTCTTTCTGCCAAGGGTACTTGGGAGAAAAAGATATTCACAGACCGTTTGACACGTTTGCGACAGATGAAGACTACTTTTGACTCTATTCGAGTTCAAGGTGGTCTTCGTGTTGCCCCATTTACCGTGAATTTTTATGGCAAATCAGGAGTTGGAAAATCTTCTGTTAGTGCCATATCCATGGTTATGGGTTTATTAGCAAACGGTTTTGGAGCTGAGGACGAAATGATGGCTACGTTGAATGAATCCGATAAGTTCATGTCAAATTACCGTTCTTTTATTAACGGAATTTTCATGGATGATGTCGGAAACACAAAACCTGACTTCGTTGAGAAGTCACCAACAAATAAGATCATTGAAATTTGCAATAATGTCAGACAATATGCCAATATGGCAGAAGCTGATATGAAAGGCAAAGTTTCAATCGAGCCGAAGTTTGTCAATTTGACCACAAATGTAAAAAATTTGTGTGCTACTGTCTACTCGGCTGAACCTGTCTCTATTGCGAGACGGGCTCATCTTACGGTGACTGTTGAAGTCAAACAGCAGTTTTGTTCCTCTGGTATGGCTGGTGCTGTTGGTCAACAACTTGATTCGGAGAAAGTAGCCGCTTTCTATACGAATGAAGATGGAGTTGTTGACATTCCAGTTGTTCCAGACCTGTGGGAGCTTACGGTTGAACGGGTCATCCCAGTACCACAATCTGTTGGTAGAGATGCTATTGCTTATGAAATTTTTGAGTTTGAAGGTAAACCTCTTGAAAAGGTTGATATTCATACTTATATAAAATTCATGATCGAGCAATCTCGCAAATACTTCCAACAGCAAGAACGTTTGGTAGAGCAGAGCAATAATCTTGCTTCTAAAATTACCATGTGTTCTTGTGGTACTCCCAAAGGATACTGCAATTGTCCAGAACCTCACTCTGGTGTGGTTGGCTACATGTTTGGTGCTGCTTTAGGTAGTATCACCACTAAAGTAGTCAATGCAGCCACATCGGTACTTGAGAAAGAAGGCAAGTATCTTGAAGGAATGGCGACTGAGCGTTTGTTAAACTTTGCTAGAGATTTAGAATCTAGTCCATATTATCAATGGACAAATTGGATTCCATCTACTTGGTTGAAACATAAATACGCTCGCCCGTTTATCCATTATGCTTTGCGTGACGAAATTGCGTCTACAATTCGTCAAGAGAGTATCTCCATGTTTTGTCTTGGAGTTGCTTGTTGGATTGTGACACTTTTCTGTCCCATTTTCTTGATCCTTGCATTGTATATTACTTACCGCGCTGCTGTGATCACTCGAACTGTTAAAGAACGAGTGTATCAGGAGATAGTGGAAAGAAATGATGCGATGCCTAAGGTTTTTAAGAAAGTAAGGGAAAATCATGCAAAGTATGTCCTGTGTGCCCTTGGTGCTTTTGGTGCTCTTTACACTTTGCTTAAGATTTGGCAAGGTTTTCGAGGAGCTTCGAAGCAAGTGCACGGAAATTTGCAACCTACTACACAAGAGGAAGTTGCTGAACGTGACGCTGAAGTCAATCCTTGGGCGTCTGTAAATGTTGAAGATATTCCAACGAATGATCTTCAACAAACTCAGACACCCGAGCATGCTTTAGTTAAAGTTCACAAAAATCAGGTGTTTTTGCGCATCAAACAATATAATGGTAATCGCATTAGTGGAGGTGTGTTCATTAAATCGAACGTACTTCTCATGCCTTATCATATGTGGTTTGTTGATGCTGCCACTTCATCTCCGATCTGTGAAGAGATGGAAGTGGAGATCATGCGTGCACCGCGTGAATTGACAGGAAGTGTGTTTAAGGCATACTTCTCTAGCAATTGCATGGTGCGAATACCTGATACTGATTTTTGTGTGGTTTGGGTTCCAAATGGTGGATCATATAGAGATATCATTCCTATGTTACCTATTGATAAGGTCAAAGGAGGATTCTCTACTATGATTTTCCGTGATAGCCAAGGGGGAACTGTTCGTGCCAATGCCAATGTACGTCCTGGTTTGGTTGGACATAGTGAATCCCAGTTTATGGGAGGAGACTACGAATTGTCCATTCCAACCTTTAAAGGATTGTGCATGGGTACTTTCATTACAAGAGGAAAGGCTTGCGTAATAGCTGGCTTTCATCTTGGAGGAAAGACTGGTACGACCACTGGAGTACTGGGAAGTCTTACCCAAAAACAAGCTTGCGATGCCATTACAGAATTAGCCAAGAAAGACACTGTCGTTATTGGTAAATCTGAAGGTACGATGCAGACTTCGTTGTATGGTGAAGACTTCTTTGAGAGTAAGGAAGTACACAAGAAAAGTCCTGTCAATTTCTTGGAAGAAGGTACTAATTTTCGTGTATTTGGCAGTGTTCAAGGTACTGTCTCTCCTCACTCGAATGTGACTCGAACCATGATTTCCGATACTGTTGCTGAAGTCTGTGGTATACCCCAGCAATGGGGTCCTCCACAGTTTAAACCAGCATGGAAACCATGGCAAGAATCTTTGAAGTATTCTTCTTCTCCGTCAATTGGAGTTGAAGGACATCTTCTTGAATGGGCTGTGAACGATTACAAGGCACCACTCATCAAAATGTTACGCGACAATGCGTGGATTGTTGATGATATAAAACCTTTGAATCGTATGCAAACCGTTTGTGGGATTGACGGAAAAAGGTTCATTGATAAGATGCCTCCGAAAACCTCGGTAGGATATCCATTGAGTGGACCAAAATCCGAATATCTCACTTTGCTTGATCCGGATGAATTTCCTGATCAGCAATTTCCTGTCGAATTGGACGAGCGATTCTGGGACCAGTTTGAGTATATGCAGAAATGCTATCTCGCTGGTGAAAGAGCTTATCCAATTTTCAAGGGATGTCTGAAGGACGAACCGACTAAATTGAGTAAGGATAAAGTACGTGTATTCCAAGCTGCACCTATTGCGCTGCAGCTAATGGTTCGTATGTATTTCCTACCTATTGCTCGATTTTTGTCGATTAATCCTTTGATCTCTGAGTGTGCCGTTGGCATTAATTCTCAGGGACCTGAATGGCATGCCTTGCAGGAACACATCACTAAGTTTGGCAGAGATCGTATTCTTGCTGGTGACTACAGCAAGTACGATTTACGTATGCCGGCTCAAGTGATGTTTGCTGCCTTCCGAATCATGATTGATATCGCACGCGAGTCAGGAAATTATTCTGACGATGATATCTCAATTATGGAAGGCATTGCCACTGACATTTGTTACCCTGTGATGGCATACAATGGAACTTTGCTACAACTAATTGGTTCTAATCCTTCGGGACAGAATCTAACTGTGTACGTTAATTCCATTGTCAACTCACTGTTGAATAGGTGTGGGTTCTACCACATTATGTCCAACAACAAGGAGTGCATTCTTGGTAAAGCAGTTATCGAAGGACGACTGAATTTCCGAGATGTGTGTGCTCTTGCCACATATGGTGACGATGTCAAGGGATCTGTGAGAAAGGGTTGCGACCCTTATAATCACATTTCCTATGCTCAGTTTTTAGCTGAGCACGACATGAAGTTTACTATGCCCGACAAGGAGTCAACACCTGTGGAATATATGAATGACGCAGATGCTGATTTTCTAAAGCGGAAAAATGTTTGGAACGAAGAAGTGCAAATGTACTTCGGTGCACTCGATGAGATGTCAATCTTCAAGAGTTTGCACAGTACTCTCCGTTCCAAATTTCTCACAGACGAAGAACAAGCCATTGAAAATATCGATGGTGCTCTTCGTGAATGGTTTGCCCATGGCGAAGAAGTCTATGAGATGCGTAGGAAACAAATGGCTGAGATTGCGTCTCGCCATGGTCTCGTTTGTCGCGAGACTGGCATACCATATGCTGCACGCATGACAGCTTGGAAAGCCAAGTATCTTCGTGAAGATGAGCAGGTTACCAGTGATTAACGCACCACTAGGCGCTCTCTTCGCATGAACACGACAGTGCGTGACTGTCGGGATGTCTGTTGTGTGGCTTGAGCTGACCACATAACATTGTACATAGAAGGCTTCGTTTTTATATTTACATATTTCTACGTGGTTTGCTTCCTTTCCTTAAGGAAGAAGAGGTGGATTCCTCGCCCTCTTTGAATCGGAGTTATACTTATGATAAGTATGATGTTCACTCCGGGACGGAGAGGTTTGGTGTAACCATTAATGATCCAAATAAAGAATCTAAGGTTACGACAACAACTTTCAGTGACCAAAATGCTGCTTACGAGTATAAAGTTAACAGTATGCCAGATCCTACTTTTGGGCAAGCTGATATGGGTGACGCAACTCTTCAAGAGTTTTTTCGTCGTCCTGTCAAGATTGCTGCATATGAGTGGGGAACTGGTCAAATCCTGTTTGAAACTTTTAATCCTTGGAAACTCTTTTTTGAGAATCCTCGGGTTATTAATCGTGTTGCTAATTTTGCGTTACTGCGTTCCAAGTTGCATGTCAAGATTCTTATTAATGGTAATGGGTTTCACTATGGGCGTGCTATTGCCAGTTATAATCCGTTACCTGGTCTCGATCAGTTTACCGTAGACCGCGGATTTTTCTCGCAAGATGTTGTTGCTGCCTCGCAGCGACCGCACGTTTATTTGGACCCAACTCTCTCTCAGGGAGGTGAACTTTGCTTACCGTTCTTTTGGTATTGCAATGCTTTATCAATCCCTGAGTCTGAATGGAATGCAATGGGAGAAATGACTATACAGTCTTTGAACATTCTTAAACATGCTAATGGAGCAAGTGACCGCGTCACAATTTCTGTTTTTGCATGGGCAGAGGAAGTTTCCCTTTCCATTCCTACGTCAGTTAATCCTGGCGAAATTTCTCCACAGTCTGGTGTCGAAAAGGCTGTGGGTTCCACATCTGATGAATATGGCTCTGGCCCGATTTCTCGGCCAGCTAGTATAGTTGCTAGAATAGCAGGTAAATTGCGTGACGCTCCCATAATAGGGATGTATGCTCGCGCAACTGAGCTTGCTGCTTCAGCAACTGCCAATATCGCGGCACTGTTTGGATATTCACGTCCGGCAGTGTTAAATGATATTGTTCCATACAAGCCAACTTATTTCGGAAATCTGGCTAATACGAATATGCCAGACTCTGTTCAAAAGTTGTCAATGGATACTAAGCAGGAAGTCACTATCGATCCGCGCACAGTTGGATTATCTGATGCTGATGAATTGGCATTAGTTCCACTTGCTATGCGCGAATCTTATGTGACGACATTTCCTTGGGCCATTTCTGCTTCAACGGAATCATTATTGTGGAATTCTGAAGTTACTCCCATTATGTGGGATGTGAATCCAATCACTACACCTTCAGAAATCCACATGACACCATCTTGTTGGGTCGCAATGCCTTTTAAGTATTGGCGTGGCTCAATGAAATTTCGTTTTCAAGTTGTGTCGTCCAATTACCACAAAGGACGATTAAAGGTAGTTTATGATCCTTACTCCAGCGGTGCTAACGAGTACAATACCAATTATACTTATGTTATTGACATTGCTGAGCAGAAGGATTTCACTGTCCGTATTGGATGGGGTAGCCAGACGGCGTATTGTATACACGACACGCCTGGACTGAGCTCACCCCCGTACCAAACAACCGCAATTCCGAATATTCCTGGTAGATCTGCCAACGGTATTATCAAGGTGTATGTAGTCAATGAACTCACTGTGCCTAATTCTACTGTTGACAATGATATTTCAATCAATGTATTTACCAGTATGTGTGACGATTTCGAGGTTGGTAATCCCAATACAGCACAACTTGAAGATTATGGGTTTAGTCCTTACCCTGACTCTACTGCTGTTCAATATAAAGATGTTTGGAAGCTAGGTCTTGACGACCTGCAACAGCGACATCGCGAGAAAGCAGAAGAAGTCGAAAAACTAAGGACAACCATGTTCCGTGATAAGGTTGATAGTTATGTGATAGCCAATCCGTTACCAGCCCTTCCGGAACCTCTTGAGGAAGAGGGTATCACTCCTCAATCTGGTGTTGAGCAGACGCAGGCTGATGTTGAAAATACAACAGATCCCAGTGCGCCTATG